TTTTTTTCTGTTGCTTCACTCTGCATTTTTGCGGGCTTGTGACCGCCTCGGGCTGCATTAAAGCGGGCTATATTTCAAGCCCTGACCGCCTTTGTAATTTCGCGGTAAATTAAAGCTGATAAAAATTTTTCGGCTTTTCTCTCGTCTGTGTATTTTGCTTTTTCGGCTTCCGTCTGCTGCAAAATCTCGGCTATATCGTCAACCGCTGATCTATTATAGTAATAGCAAGTATCAATGATTGACGACAAACCGGCCGCCCAATTTGCAAATAAATCTTGCTCGGGGTAGTGTCTATAATATGGATCGTTCGCCTTTTCTGTTTTAAAAATGCGGTAAATAATTTTTGCCGCGTCTTCAAAATTGCCGGGAGTTTTCCCGGCTCGCCTTTTACGCTTTTGCTATTGCCTCAACCTGAGACTCTCCGAAAAATGCCGCATCCGTCAAAAACATTTTTGCGGCTTCGGTCTCGGTGCCGTCTTCGGTCTTGGTCTTTTTGGTCGTGTGCTTCCATATAGGCGCTTTAAAAAGTGCTTTGCTTCCCTTTTTCACTTGGTAGCCGCGCGCCTTCCATCCTGCATAGGTATGCACAACTTCGGCTATGCCGTAAAGGATACAAGAATTGTAAATAATTTCAGCGTTTGTCATTGTCTCCGCCTCCTTAAAATATAATTTTTATTGGTTTATTGCAGCGCGTCAACCTTTAACCCGCAGGGGATCGGCTTTTGTGTAGTCCGTCAACGCCTTAATGCAGATAAAAATTAAATGCTTTTTTGTCCGGTCGCTTGGCGTGTTCAAAAAGTCGCTTGATGCGCTGTATATAAACTAATAAATTTTGTTGTTGTCGGTTACATTTGCGGCTCGGCTGTCGCTTGCCTCGGTGCTTAGCGCCTGCCCCGATAGGCGGCCGGGCTTAGTTTCTCTTCCCGGTCTGATCGTGTATATTATCACTGAGTGAGGCCGCCACGCTGCCCGGTGGCTATTCCCTTTTTAATAACTCCCATATACAAGGGGAGTTTGCTGTCATGGGTAACAGCGGTATTTAGTTTTCAATGTGCGAATTTTTAACAAGCCCGTTGAGCTTGGGCGGCTGTTCTCCCGGCTGCCTGCCTGTGCCGTGCCGTTGTCTGCGGGCTGTTGTTTTGTTGTTGTAATAATAATAGCATAGATATATCTATTTGTCAATAGATTTATCTATTAAATAATGCACAAAAAATAGGTAAATCTATTGTTTAATTTGCATAGATATATCTATAATATAAATATCGTAACAATAGGATAATAAAATAAATATTTGATTTTTTGCGGGCTGTATGATATAATCGGAATATAAAAATAAAAAAACAACATTATATATATAAAAAAGTGAGGATATAAAAAAATGGATAGTATAAAAAAATCAACATATAATGCAGATGCACAAAAAAAGTATAATCAAAAGTTTAAATTTATAAGTGTTAAGTTACCCGCAGAAGAGGGCGAAGCGGTAAAGCAGCACTACACACAAAAAGGATTTACAAGTGCAAACAGCTACATTTTAGATTTAATTCGGGCAGATATGGCAGCAGATACGCCCGCGGAGGATTGACGGCTTCGGGCTGTCGGCATCGGCTGGAGCTGTCAACGGCTCGGAGGCTGTCGGGGTCTGGTGTAGTCTGACACTTGCCCGCAGCAGATCGGCCGCAGGGGGGTGGCGGCTTCGGGCTGGTCTGTTATCGGTAAAACTCAAAGCAAAAACAAACCTACATTATAAAGCAAAAAACGGCGGTATTTTGGGTGTATGGTCTGCGGGCTTGCTGTGGTATACCTTGCCGGGCTTGGTGGCCTTGTTGGATCTGCTATGCCGTTTTAGTGTCGGGATATACTGTTATATATATACTTGAAATAGATAAACGCTGCGCGGCTGTGTGTTTATATATCTGTGTGGGCTTGTCTTGCTTGGTCTTATTGTTTGAATATATCAACGGGATAAAAACAGCGGCTTGTTATATATCGGGGCTTGGTGTATCGGTAACACTTGCGGCCGTGATACGGTTGACGGCATCGGCAGCACTGCGGGAGCGTGTCGGCCGTGTCGATTTTCGGGGAGCAGGCCGGGAGACTTGCCCGCCTTGGTTGTTGGCTTGGGCTTGGGTCTGTCGTCTCGTCTGGCCTCGTCTTTTGGCTTGGCTCGTCTGCTGCTGTCTGGTTTATCGGCTGGAGCTGTCGGCAGATATCGGCAGCGGCTTGGGCTGATCGGCTCGGTCTTGGCCGTGATTGTCTGCGGCTTGGTCGCTGGTGCTGGTGTATAGATATACTCAACATAGATATAACAGATATACAGATATACCCGTATTTATTAAAATTTAGGGCTTTTTTGACGTTTTCGGGCTTGGGTCTGTATGTTTGCATAGGTTAAACACAAAAGCCCCGGAAACGGTCAAATTTTGGATTTTTGGGGTATATCGGTAAAAAATCGGGCTGGGATATCGGCAGGATAAATAGTTTTATAATCAAATTATATTCATTGTGTGTATATAGTAAAACTGCGGTAAATTCGCAGGCTTGGAGCGTTTTATACTCAACGGGTAGATGTATATTGGTGTATAGTGTGTATAAAAATTTTAGGGTATGTGATATAATACCGCTGTTTTTGTGGGTTTGCTGGGTATGTATATTAAATATAGTTTGATTGTTAAACTGTTTTAATGTCAAATAGTTTGATTGTAAAATAGTTTTATAGTCAAACATATGAATAGATGTTCATATGTTATATATATTTATACCCTATCACGAACCGTGTTATAAGTATAGATTATATATCACGTTTTGTGATAATATTTACCTATATCAAAATTATCATATATGCAAATATATTCTTAAAATAAAATAATAATTTTATCAAAAAGATCTTGTCGGGTGTGATGTTTACCCGGCTTTTTTTGATTTTTCGCAGATATACAGACAAAAAACCTTAAAAAGTGTAGTTTATTGGGCTTTTATAGACTGTCCGGGGCTGGTTTACATTATCCGCCTCGGATCGGGCAGCCTCCGCAGCTTGGTCTGTTTCTCTCACGGTAAACTTGCAATTTTTCTTTATTTTTTTAAAATTCTTTCTCTTAAATTTCAATCTTCTCACTTAACCTTTTCCACCTCACAACCCTGAAAATTTCTCCCAATTTTCTCAACTCTCCCAAAACCTTGAAATGCCTTATCTTTTCTTAACCTCAACTACGATATTGAGGATAGCTTTTCTTACTCGATAAAATTCCTTAATCACCAAAATTTTTTTAAAAAAATAATTACAGAAATTTTATGGATTTTTTGATGATTTTTTATTAAAATATTCTAAAAATCAACGATTTAACCGTGTTTAAATCTATTTATCAAAAAAGAATATTTTCTTATTGATGAAAATATTAATCTAAATTCTGCAAATATTAGATAAAACTCAAAGTAGAATATTAAAAATATTTAATTATTCCAAAGGGTAATTATTTAAGTAGTAAAATGTGTGGGTGTCATTACACAACACACATACATTTTACGGTGGATATATACTCAACTAAAATTTCTCTATTGAGGGTAAAAATAGAATATAAAATTAACCCCGGAGAAAAAATATCACATTTATATATATTCTTTTATAAGGGACGTGTCTGTAACCCCGCATTTTTAGCGGACTTTTTTTCAAAAATATCACATTTGGGGTCAGAAAAGCTGTCAAGCGTAGCGGGCTAACGCCGCGAGTAACCGCTGGAAAAATCAGCGTTTTTTGAGGGTTGGAATTTTATCATTTTTGAGCTAACTGAATGTGATATTTTTTTATCCCCTCAAAAAACGTGGAGAATATAGGAAATATAAGGATTTTCAAAATAATACAACAGGAGGAAATTTAAAATAAAATGGTTTTTGATTGTAAAGTAAACATTGTTGATGAAATTATGGGAGCCGGAAAATCGAGCGCAGCTATAAATTTTATAAATAGTTCTCCGTCCGACACTAAGTTTTTAGTGATTACCCCATACCTCAAAGAAATAGAGAGATATCGGAAAAGCTGTCCTAAAAAATACTTTGAGGAACCTAAACTATCTACAGGTAAAGGAAGTAAACTCCGCAGCATAAAAACTTTAATTAGTAAAGGCAAAAATATTGTATCAACTCACGCACTGTTTCGCAAATTCGATAATGAGCTTATCGACCTGTGCCGCATACAGAATTATACATTGATTATGGATGAGGTAGCGGAAATAATTGAGCAATACAATATAACTCCGCACGACTTGATTGATTTAAAAACTAATTATATTGATATTGATGAAAAAACCGGAATGATAACTTGGAAAGAAAATGCTGTTGATTATTCGGGTGTGTTTGCGGATATCAAAAGATTATGTGATTTAGGCAGCTTATCTTATTATGGTGGAAATGTAATGATGTGGTTATTCCCCGTTGGAGTATTTAATGCTTTTCGGAATGTATATATTTTAACATACATGTTTAAAGCACAGCTCCAAAAATATTACTACGATTATCACAAAGTACCGTATAAATATCTCTATGTTGAGGGTAACGATATAAAAACATACAGATTCACGGAAAAGAAAACTACCAACCCGCTCAAATACGATTATAAAAATTTAATACATATTGTTGATAACGAAAAAATGAATATGATAGGGGATAGGACTAACGACTTATCTAAGGCGTGGTTTCAGCGCAACGGAAATTTTGAAGCATTAACTCCTTTATCTAAACATTTGGCTAATTTCTTCCGTAACGTCACTAAAGCCAAAACATCCGATTGTTTATGGACTACCTTTGTAGATTTCAGGCACTATCTTCGGGGTCAGGGATATTCTAAAGGATTTTTAGCTTTAAACGCCCGTGCGGAAAATTCTTATCAAGATCGACATAATGTTGCATATATCGTAAATATTTTTATCAACCCGGTTGTCAAACAATTTTTTACTTCACACGATATATTTGTTGATGACGATGGATATGCTTTATCTGAAATGTTACAGTTTATTTGGAGATCTGCTATCCGCAACGGAGAAGAGATTTGGATTTATATACCCTCGAAGCGGATGCGTGACTTGCTTTGCGGTTGGTTAAAAATTCCGCTGATTGAATAAAACGGAGAATATATAACCAAGAGCGTAACGATTATTCGTTTTATAATACTGAAAAATTTTGGAAAGAAAGAAGGTGAGTCTATAAGTAAATGATAACCTACAAAGATTACGGGTCAGACCCGCGAAAATATGTCAGCGTTAGCCCGGAGGATTTTGAACGATCCACCCTTGCGGAAGTGGCGTGGCGAATGTCGGTGGACGGAATATTGCAGCGCCGTTGGGATAAATTAGCGCGAGAGAGACGGAAAAGGAAGGAGCGTGCGCAAGCGTGCAAAATTTAAGATACGATAAAATTGCGGAGGGCGTTATTGGAATTAGATTGCCCGAAGGGTATACGGTTATTGCTTTGAGGAATTGGAGCAAGTATAAAAAATGTTATGTTGTTAGCTTATACCTCAAAGATAACACTGTGGATAACTGGGACTTAATGGAGAAGTTTGAGCATTTAAAAGTCTTTGTTGAGAAAAAAGACGAGAGAATTATCTGCTCGGCCATAACCCGTGCGGTTACGGAATTATACGAGGTCGGGGAACTGCATTACTATATTGAGCGATACAAGTACAATATGGATTGCTTTAACTATGGATCTGAAAATTTGGGAGGCGATTGATTGTTAGATAAACAATACCATCTTTACTCGGTTGATACGGGGCATTTTTATTCCGACAAGGAGCGGCACTTACATAATATGAATTGCCGATATCGGCAGGAACGCAATTATGTAAAAAACAAGCTGGATAAGATTGAGTCTGATTTATTGGGCGGGGGTGAATTTACATCCGAGGACTTGCGGAATATCAAAAACGGGCATTACGAAAATTTGTCGGACGATATAAAAACGAGGACTGAATTTTCGGAATTATGTGAGCTGCATCGGCTGATAGTGCATAAGCGTGAAAAAGCCAAAGACTCAAAAGCGAAATTATTGACTTTGTTAAAAAACAAAGTTGAGCATAATATCTCCTGTGGAGGCAAAGACCATATCCGCAACATAGACGAGAAAACCATCAACGATACAAATATAGTTTCTATGTTTGACAGTTTTTTGAGCCGCACACTTAAAATACCGAGAGATACTTTAACGGATAATTTAATAATTGTTCAGGTATATTACTTTGACGTGTTCAAGGATATTATGTATCACGGATTTATGTTTAAAGGTGAAAAATACCGATACTTTACGTCCTCGGCAGGACAGATACGCAAAAAAAAGGCGGTATTTATTAAGGAATCTGTTTGGGATAAGTACGAAAAAACGCTTATGTGCGGATTAACGATTGACGAGATAAACCGCAGAGGCGGCATAAACGTGAACAAGTTTTTAGCCTACCTCGCTTTGTCAAACTCCTCGACTGACGAATGGAAAGATTTTGATATAGACAAGTGCATTGTTATTGAGGATTTTGAGACCCAAGTCAAAGGCAGCTATGATTTTATTGATGAAAAGGATTTTTCGATAACCCGCAAGACGGATTTTGTGCCGATACCCCACACGGACGGTGCGGGAATGTTGTTACCTAATGCGTTTGGCAAGAAACAGAAAAATACGATGTTTCGTATGCCGTTTGTTAAGGGATTGCTGTGTGTATTCGACTTCCGCAAGTTTATTTTGGAAAATGAAAACGATCCCGACCATCCTGCATCCCGAAAGATAAAGGACATCTACGGCAAAGAATGGGATATATTTGAGGACGATATACAGATTATTTTAACGAAAAGTCAATTTAAGCTCTACCAATACCAACCCGATTGGCAGAGCTATAAGGACAATTACAAAAAATATAACTGTACAGCCGGACGATGCAACATTGAGGAAGATAGAGTTAAAAACTCAAAAATCAACTATCAGATGTTGCAGACCCTAATTGACATTACCGATAAGGAAATAGATACTTTGTGCCAACCGTCCGCAGATCGCATTAAGAATGTGTGTCAATCCAAAGAAACTATGCTTGATATTTTGGGGGCGACAAGTCATAATCCCAATATGTCACCTTTCCAACAAGCATTAAAGCTCTACCCTGCTTTATTGAGCGACACATATAGCAAAGATGTATTGCGGGACGTTAAAAACAGTTTGCTAAAAAAATACCGCAGCGGAAAATTAGAGGTCAAAGGAAAGTATTGTTTTGCTTTACCCGATTTTTATGCGGCTTGTGAATTTTGGTTTTGCGGAATAGAGAATCCGGACGGGTTATTAGGAAACGGAGAAGTATTTTGTTGGACTACCCGTTCCGCGGATAAAGTTGATTGTCTGCGCAGTCCTCACCTATATTGTGAACACGCTATCCGCAAGAATATAGCCCATAGAAGCTATGAGGATAGAATGGTGCATTTGAGGGAATGGTTTGTGACGGGCGGGGTATATACCAGCACTCACGACTTGATAAGCAAGATTTTGCAGTTAGATGTGGACGGAGATATGCTTTTGATGGTATCAGACCGCACATTGATAGAAGTTGCGGAAAGAACTATCGCAAAATATGATATTGTTCCGCTTTACTATAATATGAGCAAGGCTTTGCCTGTTGAGTTGAACCCCGAAAATGTATATAAAGGACTTGTTGCGGCTTTTACGGGCGGGAATATCGGAGTTATCAGCAACGATATATCCAAAATTTGGAATAGCCAGCGGATGATAAACGGGACGGAAGAGGAAAAGCGAGAAGTTTTAAAGTGTGTCAAATGGCTTTGTTGCCAGAACAATTTCGTTATTGATTATGCTAAAACCCTATATAAGCCCGTTTACCCCGAAAATGTATCTGCGGAAATAAAAAAATATACCAATAGTAAGCTCCCTGCATTTTTTGAGTTTGCGAAAGACAAAACAGATAAACAGGTCTGCGGACGAAATAACAGTTTTGTAAACCAAATTTACAAAAAAGTGAAGAATATAAATATAGATACCTCAAGGATTGAAATACCTAAACTGGATTTTCACTTAATGATGAATTTATCGTATATTGCCTGTGATAAAGAGGTTGCGGAAACGTATGACCGCTTAAACAGACAGTATAGATATATGCTGAATATGAAGGACGAGTATGTGGATAACCTGCACTATGTTGCTTGTCAAATACGCAAGGAGTTTGAGGGATTTGGCTACAGTACCGAAACCGTTGTTGATATGCTTGTGCAATATTTGTACGGTGGAAAAAAACGGCACAAGCAAGTATTATGGTTTTGTTACGGACAATACATTGTAAATAACTTAAAACGAAATCTTAGCACAGGTACCTTTGATTACAAAATTTTATAACCGTAAAACCTTGTAAAAATCAAGAATTTAACGGAATTTTCGTAAAATTGAAGGTGCTGAATTAATCGGCAATTTAATTTAAAAATATTTTGAAAAAAACGTCAGCTATATATGTCTGTATAAGAGAATTTTAGCTGAAAAACACTATCAAAAGGATGTGGTATGTTGCATATTAGCCAAGAGCAATTAATTACAAGATTATCCGAAAGAACACATTATACCCCTGATACAATTAAGGCAATTTTAAAAAATTGCAGTGTTGTATTGCAGGACATATTAACTGTAGACCCTACCGAAGATATGGTAGTTGATATTTGGGAGGGCTTGAAAGTTAAACGAGTTTTTGAGGATGAAAAAATTTTTTCCCGCGGAAAGTTTCAAAACTTGGAATGCGGAAAGAAAATTAAGATCAAGGCATATATTACAAAGCCCTATAAGGACAAAATCAACAAGGCCACTTTTGGCGACAAAAATAAATAATAAAGGAGTTGAGAGCTTGTTCTCAATCAGAAGAGACGAAGCGTTACATTTACGCAAGATCGGGTATGGGGACTACGTTAAGGTTACTCATAGCAGATACAAGAAGTATTTTGCAGTAGAAACATATAAGGTAAAGGATGCGTTAAGCCGTTACCGCACAAGTATTGTGACCGCAAGCAATTTTGGTGAGTAAGGCGGTGTTATATGGATAAAACACCGTTTTACGACACTTGTGCCTTATTAAATATGGGTGCAAGTGCATTTAACACTGAATTTGTGATTGCACAAAAGACTTTGGAGGAGCTTGAAAATATTAAGGTATCAAAAAGCAAGGATGCCGATGTAAAAGCAAGAGCCGCAGAAGTTACCCGTCTGCTTGATGAAAATTTTGGCAAGTATACTGTAATGTATTATGGGGAATCCGGCAAGGAAGCAACAATGCAATATATTGATATGCTATCCCCCGATACGGAAATAGTAACTTGTGCTAAAGTATATCAAGAGAAAACAGGAGAGGAAATAGTTTTTGTAAGTGACGACATATCCTGCAAAAATTTAGCCCGCAGTATTTTTGAGTTAGAAGTCTGCGGAAGCGAGGAATTGTCGGGTAGGCACAAATGCGAATACAAGGGGTATATTGAGGTTGAGCTTGACGATGAGGAGAGAGCGAAATTTTACGGCAGCCCTAACGAAAACATATACGGGCTGTTAATCAACCAATATATTATTATAAAAGATACGGACGGTAATATTCTCGATGCTTTAAAATGGACGGGCGAGGGATATGAAACTATCCGAGAAGTGCCGTTTGCGGCTTCGGGCGTAAACGACTATTTTCGCAAGGTCAAGCCGAAAGATAAGATACAAGCCTGTGCTATGGACTCTATTGTCAACAATGACATAACGGTATTATACGGCAAAGCAGGTACGGGCAAGACTACTTTACCATTAGCCTATGCTATGCAGATGCTTGAAAAGCATAAATACAAAAAAATATATGTAGTTTATTCGTATGAACCGTTAAAGGGTGCGAAAACATTGGGCTATGAAAAAGGCGATCATATAACCAAGCTGCTTTACTCCGCTTCTATTGGAAATATACTTGCATCAAAATTTGGGGATATAACGGCAATAGAATATATGATTGCAGACGGCAGATTGGAAATAATACCGACAGCAAATATCCGCGGTGTTGAGTTTCAGGACAGTGTGGTGTTTGTTACAGAGGCACAAAATCTTGACACCTATACACTTAAAACGATAATACAAAGATGTAAGTCGGATTGCAAGCAAATATATGAGGGCGATATTATTGAACAAAAGGATAAGAGCCTACCTAATGTTGGTATGAATAGACTTATCGAGGTATTCAAGGGACATCCGTCTTTTGGTTGCGTGAAACTAAAAAATAACTACCGCAGTCCGATATCGGAGCTTGCGGATAAAATGTAGTTGTAAGGAAAGGAAAATAATGGAACAGATACAAGTTGATTTACCGCAGAATCTTGAAAATATGACATTACCTGCCCCTGAAATGGTAAATTTCTGGAGATTATCGGAAAATCGTATATTTTATATAGATTTTGAGATAGACGAGGCAGTTATGGAAATTGAAAAGGCTATAATTGCTATAAATATAGCAGATAAAGGTATTCCCGCGGAAGAGAGAAAACCTATTAAAATTTTCGTAAATACACCGGGCGGCTTATTGGCCGAAACATTTTCGCTTTGCTCTACTATTATATTAAGCAAAACAAAGGTTATTACCGTAAATGTGGGCGAAGCGTATTCTGCGGGCTGTCTGATACTGTTAGCCGGACACGAAAGATACACCTTCCCGTATGGCAAGGCTATGATACACACAGGATCGGGTGGTATACAAGGCACCTATGAGCAGACAGAACAAGCGCAGAAAATATATAAGAAACAGATTGACGAAATGGGCGCATATATACTGGAGCGCAGCCAAATGGACGATAAAGTATATAAGCGCAACAAAGCAAAGGATTGGTATTTAGATGCCGAGGAACAGATAAAATACGGCATTGTATCGGAAATTGTAACCGATTTAGATACCATACTGTAATAGTTGAAAGGGCGGTATTATGGGTAAAAACTTTAGTTACAAGGAAAATAAAACGATATCATTAAGTATAAAGGGCGTGTTATCGGCAGACTGCGAAACAGTGATTGTCGAGGAAAAGGACGGAGACCGTCAGATAACCCTTAAAGATTATCTGAAAGATTTTGCGGACGATTATGTTGAAATATCTGTCCGAAATAAAATCGAGGACTATTTAAGCGAGTAAGGCGGTGTCTGCAATAGATAATCACAAATTTTTAAGGCAAGAATATGAATTGCTTATGCAAAAGCAGACAGACCCGTCAATAGAATGGCAGGATATAACGGATTTTAGGGCTGAATATTTTGGCAAGATGGAACATAGAGACAGTGTACGCAAAGGATTTTTGCTTTTAAAAGACTTTATGGAAGCGGGTTGGGTAAAAGACCCTGCGGAAAGCACGGGGGTTGTTGATTCAAAATTTGTGGAAATGAAAAAAGAAAAGCAAAAATTGTCGGATTCGCGTGTTGAGTATTACCGCATTATCCGACAAGAAGCCCGCAAAGAGTCGTTTTTGGATTTGGTGAAAGATACTATTTGCCAAAACCTTGAACCGATTAAATTAAAATCTTCGGAGGATATGATAGCGGAATATTCGCCAAAGGATCTGCTGATATCCGTTAGCGATTTACATACGGGTATAGTCATAGATACGTTTACAAACCGGTTTAATGAAACGATTTTGAGTCAGCGGTTAAGCAAGTATGTGGATAAGATAATATCTATCCAAGAAACGCACAATGCGGAAAATGCCTACATTGTGGTGGGTGAATTGGTTTCGGGCATAATACACGACAATTTAAGGCTGCAAAACAATTTAGACCTGATGGAACAATTCAAATATGCTTGTGAGCTTATTGCGGCTATGTTGGTGGTATTGTCGGAGTATTTTGCCAATATATATGTGTATACAACACCCGGCAATCATTCCCGCATCTTCCCTCAAAAAGAAAAATCGTTAGCAAAAGAAAATATTGACTTGCTTGCGCCATTTTATTTGAGGGCGAGATTACAGAATATCGAAAATGTGCATATTTGCGACAATGATATCGACCCGATGATCTCGGTGTTTGATATTCGAGGGAATAAGGTTGTTAGCGTACACGGAGATAAGGATAACCCCGAAAATGTTGTGCAGAATATGACCTTGTTTTTAAGGGATAAAATTGACATTGTACTTTTGGGACATAGGCATACAAACGGGTTTAAGACTGTAAACGATACAAAAATTTTACAAGCCGGATGTTGCAGCGGTGACGACAGTTACGCTAATGATATGCGAAAGCGCAACAGACCGGAGCAAATAGTTGCCGTAATAGACGATAACGGCATAGATTGTCTGTATGATGTGCAGATAGATTAATTGTGAAGAATATAATAATTGTGAGGTGTGAAAAATGTTAAAGGCAGATATAGTAAAAATTGTTTCCGATAAATCTAACGTGCCGCAATATGTGGTGAAAGAAGTTATAGACAAGCTCCGTGAAACAGTATACGAAACCGTTAAATCGGGCGAAGATGTAAAGATAATGGGGCTTGTGACTTTTGAGATAAAGGAACGCGGAGAGCGCAGAGGCAAGACGTATTTAGGAGACGATAAGGGCAAAGAATGGGTCGTACCTGCTCATCGTGAAGTTGTCGCAAGGATATCTAAAAAGATAAAGAATTGTTGTGAGTAAGGAACGAAGTTACATATCCTTCGGGGTGTAGCTCATATATAGCAGGGGTTGGCAATAGCGAATAATACTGTTGTCAATTTCTGCCCTTTTAGCCTCTTAGCCAAGGGGTAAGGCAACGGGTTTTGATCCCGTGAGCGCACGTTCAAATCGTGCAGGGGCTGTTCAAATGTTTGTTGTGCCGACAGCAACTCAGATTTGTCGGAGAATAAATATATACCTCCGCTAATGCGGATAGCTCTTTGGTGTAACGCTTAACACACCGATATGATATAAATTCGGGAAACTTTAAAGCGGTATTGTCCAAGAAAATAAATGAAATGACAAAGGCTAAAACAGCGTAACGAAAGGAGGGGTAATTATGGCTAAAAAGAAAATCAGTAACAGAAGCGATAATCTAAATCTCGGTACTTCTGAATTATTAAAAGAATGTAATCAAGAATCTTTAAAGTTTCTTGAAAAATATAAGACAGATATGTCGGTGCGTGAATTATCTGATATGACACAATATAATTATCTCTCTGATTTAAGCCAATGGTTTAGGTATATATACCTTTATCAAGAAAATAAGTCTGTCAAAGATTTAGACGAAGACGAGATTATACAGTTTTTGTATTTTGCCAAAAAAGGTGGGAATGGCACACGCAGGAATAAGCGTAGAACATCGTCTATATCGGCATTTTACAATTTTCTACGCCGAAAGAAATTGATTGACACTAATCCTATGGAGTTTATGGAGAGAGCCAAGAAAGATGTGGACGTATATAAACAGACATTTTTAACACCTGAACAGGCGGAGTTAATGAAAAAGAAACTGTATGAATATGGAAATCTTGACTTAACTACATATGCTTTATTTTCTTTATCGACTATGGCAAGAGTAACGGCGGTGTCAAATGTGCGTTGGGAACAGATTAACTTTGATGAACGAATATGTGAAAACATATTAGAAAAAGAAGGTAGATTTGTTACTTTGTATTTCAGTCAGGAAGTTAGAGATTTATTGCTGCAATTAAAGAAACAGCGTGAAGAAAAAGGTATTAACGATTATGGCTGGGTATTTTATACAGGTTGTAATGGGACTAAAGAAGGTATTTCACAAGCAACATTAAACGACTGGGCGCATAAAGTGGGCGCAATGATTGATATTCCCGAATTTCATCCACATGATTTTCGTCATAGTGGCGCAAATTTGCTAAAAGATAACGGTTGCCCGTTAGAAACGGTTTCATCTTTATTAAATCATTTAAGTACAGATGTCACAAAACGCTTCTACCTGCGCGAGAATAGCCGACAAATCCGCAACCTCAAAGACCAATTTGAAATATAAAGGAGACCACAAAATGACATATCAAATACAAATTAAATATACAAGTGCTTCCGATTTATCTTTGTGGGAAGATTACGGCAGTGCCACCACTAACCCGGACGGCACTACAGTATTTACGCCGTTTAGTACGACAAGTATTGAGACGTTACAGACCAAGTTAGAGGAAGTGGATGCGGCATTTGGCTATGAAAATATCAGAGCTATTGCTATACCCGAATTTACGGTTGATATAACCGTTGCCCCATAAATGCATATTTATGCACAGATAATGAATAAAATTACAATTTTAAACCTGTCGATTTCGACGGGTTATTTTTGTTGAATCATAATTCAGTAAATCGCAATTAAGTAAATCGCAGTCTTAGGCGAAAAGGAGGTAGAAAATATGGTTGAATGTATAGGACAGGCGGGAATTGAAACTCAAAATCGCCTAAAATTTTCGGGCTACTCTACAGATACAAAGCCCATAGGTACATACGCTAATCAGACTATCGGAGATATGTCTATGTTTTTTGAAAAGAATACACAAAAATGGTTTTTCTATGACCAGACAGCAGAAACTTGGAATGAGTACGGGGGTGCATAATAATGTCAAATTGGAATATGTCAATTTTGGATGCCGATGAAGTTTATGCACTTTTGCAGAAAAAGATTACAGAGCTAAAAACTGTTGTAGATGTACTTGATTCCGTGCAGAGATATATTGGTGTTACAACTACGGCTTTAACGGACGGAGCGACCACAAACCCGATTGAAATTAACGGGGCAAGTGTGACCGCAATAAACGGAGATGCGGCAATTTACAATGGAAATGACTTTGTGTTTAACGGTACAATATGGCAAGCAGTACCCCAAGCTTTCGGTGCATTAGCATATAAAAATTCGGCTTCGGGTGATTATACCCCTGCGGGAACGGTGAGTGTTACAAAAACTACAGACACGATAACGGAAGTAGCAAGTGTCGGAAGTTTACCGTCATTTAGTTACGACCCACAAACAGAGACGGTTAGTTTCAATGCAGGTAGTTTGCCTATGACATCGGATACGAATGTGGTGACAGATGCAAGTGCGACTTTTAGTGGCACACAGACTACAATTACAGTTGAATAAGGGAGGGATTCAAAATGGCAGATATGACAAAATTTAACGATGGTACTGCTACCTACGATATTAAGGACGCTAATGCCCTTCCGAAATCAGGCGGCACAGTAACAGGAGATATCCTCTCAAGCGTTACGGAGTTTACAGATACGAGTTTGGTTACGAAATCCTACGTTGATAACGCAATAGCAGCTATCACAGACTACGATGAGGAGGCGTTCTAAATGGCAAAAGGACTTATAACACACGCTTACCTCGAAGATACGGCAGATGCAATCAGAGTGTTGAGAGGTGAGAGCGATACTTACACACCCGATGAATTTAATGAAAAAATACTTGACGCAATCCCCGATGTTGAAGTCACAGACAGCATAGTCAGCATAAGCGATGCCGCCGCTTACCCTGCGGAAGGACTTGAATTTGCAATTGAGCCTGTGCAGGACTTACACGGGTATGACAAGCCGTGGCCTGCGGGTGGTGGGAAGAATAAGTTCAACGCAAACGGTATAACATCGTTTGCAAATATGGAATTAGTTGACGGTATATTTAAAAACACAGTAACTGATACAAAAACCGTCTTTGTTATGGCTATTCAGCTTTGGGACGATTTTACATTTGTTGCGGAATTTCCAAAAACTATTTCTGACACAGGCAGGAAGAGTATCACTTTTTCAATTTCCAGCACAATTACTCGGATGAGGATAAAACATAATGGTGCTTCTAAAGATATAGGTATTTGGTTTAATTGGAATGAACAAGGAACTTATACTTTAAGTTTAAATGTTACAGGTGTAGACCCAACTACAATAGGTGGTTTATCATTTACCGATGTACAAATAGAAGAAGGCTCAACTGCAACCTCTTACGAACCATACTCTAACATCTGTCCGATAAGTGGCTGGACAGGGGTGAATGGGGAGAGAACGGGGGAGAATTTAGTATTTAAAACTATACCCCAAGCAAATATCAATAACGCAGGACAGGTATTCTCAAATCCTTTTTCCCTTGCTGTTGGTAGAGTTAAGGCGGGTATAACCTATACAGCTACAACAGATGACATAAGTGGGATGGTTTATGGGTTCTTTGAAAATGAGCCTGAAATCGGGTCTATTTCGTATGATAATCAAAGAGTCGTTGATAAGTCAAATAAGACTTTTACGGCGCCCATTGACGGATATGTAGTGTTTAGAATATCATACAACTATGCAACCCCACAACTCGAACTCGGCTCAACCGCCACATCCTACGAACCCTACCAAGGCGTCTCAATCCCCATAACTTTCCCAACGGAAGCAGGTACAGTCTACGGCGGCAAGGTGGATGTTGTGAATGGAAAGCTATTAGCTTATCCTGAATACGACAGCTATAATGGCGAGACCTTGACGGGAAAGTGGATAAGCGATAGAGATGTATATGTTGAGGGAACAACCCCAACAATCGGAGCGCAAGTGGTTGATTTAAGCGGTGTGGGTACTGAGTACGACATCACGCCACAGCAGGTGCAAATGTTACTTGGCACCAATAATATTTGGTGTAATACGGGAAGTACGACCTTAACATACAAGCCGATTTTAACGCAGTATGTGGATATCAGTACTGCAATCAAAAAGTTTTTCGATGCACAGCGTACAGGCAAAGTATATCAAGTCAAGATACCCAAATTTGCGGACAACGACACAACGGTGTGTGTTAAGCAGCTTGACAATGCGGGACTTGTTGCAGAACCAAGCACGGACAGTGTTATCGGCAGAGATGATTATTTGGATATCCCCGTGTTCCAGTGGTATCGCTGCAATTATGTCAGAGATGCGGCGGGTGTTGCAATAGTTACCGCTTTAGAGGGCGACAGTAACTACTCGACCACAGGCACGGCGGATGTCGGCAGTTTGGTTATGTCAAGATATCGCAAGTGGGAGGATTTTGGTACTTACTCACTGCTTACGATATCAGACAGTCCACACCCCGAATTAGGATTGCGGTTGATGAAAAATTCAAAGGACAAGGACGGAAATGACAAGGGGTATATGATATTTAGTGCTTACTACGGCTTGTACTCACAGCCCGATGTTGCTCCGCTTTTGTTTGTGTCTCACAATGCGGCGTTGACGGCATATCAGGCTAAGGGCGCTGGATATTGGGGTCAAGACGATGAGCGTTTACAGTTTATCTATGACAATATCCTGCTTAAATACGCAACAAAGTCAAGTCAGACAGTGTTCACGGGCTGTTCAAACTACAACTACCAGTATGATGCGGCATATAAGGACAGCACGGCACATACATATTTCCCGCTTACCGCTGCACAAGCGGCAACTATTGCGGTTGGGTCTGCGGTATGTGTAGGATATGCAAGTTTGAATACTTCAACGGGTGCGTTAAATAAAGACCGTGGACTAACTACGGTAAGGAGTAAGGTAGAAAGTGCGAAAGTGTTGAAAAAAGAGGCCGTGACACTTGACGGCGTGGACTATATTGGTGTTTATTTGGATGTTCCCGCAGAACAGGCATTTAACACGCTTGATACCGATATAAGTACAGCGACCTATCCCGATACTTACTCTCCGGCGATGCTGTCAACTATGCCCTGGGGAAGCGGCAGTACAGATGCGGTTGTAGGCAAGCGAGACGGTAGTTTAGGCAGCAATACAGACAGCAAACATCCGTTCCGCATTATGGGTATTGAAGCACAAATAGGAGCGTGGGATGTGGTGTGCGATACAGTTATGCGAATAAATGCAGATTACAGTACAGACTTTTTCCAAGCACCAAAGGGCGTGGCTCACAGTACCGATACGACAACTATAGCAAACGCTTATACACTTATTGGCACTATGGATAAAGATGTCGGCGGGTCAACGGCCTTTTGGGTTGGCGATGTGGCAAGTCCTAACGGTACTTTCTATCCTTCTGCAAGAGGTAACAGCGATAGTAAAGGCTGCGGCGATCACTGTTATCGCTACACGAGTACGGGGTGGCGAGAGGTATTGCGTAGCGGCTATCTCGGGTCTGGCTCGGATGGTGGTTGTGCGCGCTTGACTTGTAACGTTGGGTTTGTGTTTGCGCCTTGGTACTTCGCTGTGGCCGATTAAAACCTCTTAAAATGTGCAAAGGAGTGATTAGCGATTATGACAAAAGCAAGATTTATAGAGGAGCAGCCCAAAGTTAAGGTGACGGAGCGTGACGGGATGTATTATATTTTCATTTGCTTAAACGGCGAATGGAAGACAGAAAAGATGTCCGATACGACCGAGAGATTTTGGGAATGTGATTATAATGAAATAGTGACGGATGATATAGATGTAGAGGATGTGAGGGATAATCCCGAAAGCTATATTGACTATGATTTTCGAAATAGCAAAAGCGCAGTCGAGAAAAGGTTAAGTACGCTGCTTAAAGCTAAAAAAATAACCAAAGACGAGCGAGATTATGTGCTGACGGGTAAAAAGTCACTTAGCTTGTCGCGGCAGGCTGTGAGTTTGGATGCGGCGAGGGATGTTGAGGAAAAGACAGACAAGGATAACGAGGATAGTGAGAGTATAGGCACTGATGATATTAGGTAATAAAATTCTGTTTTTATTTTAAGGGGGTATGTATATGAATATTCAAAAGCAATTTTTGACACCAAATAAGTATTCAAGACCGCAGATTCCTTTAAAAAGGGTAACAAAGATAGCCACCCACTACGTTGGGAACGCCGGAAGCTCCGCACAAGGCAACAGGAATTACTTTGAAAGTCTCAAAAATGGCAAAGGCATATATGCCAGCAGCCACTATATAATCGGTTTAAATGGCGAGATAATCCAATGTATACCCGAAAATGAATGGAGTTACGCAACAAATGAGGCAAACGGCTATTCTATCAGTATTGAGAATTGTCACCCTGCCGCAGACGGGAAATTTACGCAAGCGACAAGACAGAGTTTAATTGAACTTTGTGCGGATATTTGCCAGCGGTATAATCTAAACCCGTTAAAAGACATTATCCGACACTATGACGTCACAGGCAAGCAATGTCCGTTGTATTGGGTAAAGCACCCGGACGACTTTGCAAAATTTAAAAATGAAGTGAAGGCATATATGGAAGGAGATGTGGATATGGGAGAGTTGAATAAACTCAAAGAAAGAATTGCAGCTCTTGAAAATAGGCTTACAGAGAACGAAAACAGCAAAGAAAAAGTATTTAATACGCTTGACGAAATACCCGAATGGGGCAAGCCTACAGTACAAAAATTACTTGCAAAAGGTATATTAAACGGTACGGGAGCAAGCCTTGATATCACATATACCCTGCTCCGCTTACTTGTTATAAATGACAGAGCGGGCGTTTACGATACAATATAATATGTAACTTTTGATGCGGCTATCTATAAAAGGTAGCCGTATTTTAGTTGTGAGGTGAATAATATGCCGAGAGGCAGACCTAAAAAATTTAAGATAGCAAGTGAACAAGAGAAAAAAGAAAAAGCTGCTAATAACCAAAAAGGTACGAAGAAATGTAGTTTCTGTCACGAAGAATTACGGTTGATCGACTTTTATATAAGTAAAAACCCTATTCACTCCATTGACGAAAGGGTGCCTATCTGCAAGAAATGTATTGCAAAAGAAGTATTAACCGAGGACGGCGTGATTGACGAGATAGCTTTTAACCGTATATTAAGAGCAATAGACAGACCGTATTATAAAGATACGCTGGAGACCAGTGAAAAGCAGTTTTTGAGAGAACACAGCTATATAGCGGAAGATAAAGTTAAATACTACGGCGAAAAGATTTTAGCGTTGTACTTTAAAAATATAGCGTTAAGACAGGACAGGTGTAAATCCTACGAGGATTCCGAAAAGGACGATTTTCTGCACCAAAACAATAACACGCCAAGAAGTGTTAAGGAACAGATAGCGCAGAAATACGCAGATTTGACTAATGTAGACAAAAAAACGGGCGAGATAATAACGGAGAAAAAAGTCACTATTGAGAATGACGATTTTGAGGTGACAGACGATATTATCCGCTTGTTTGGCGAGGGCTACACTAAAACCGATTACCGCAAGATGTATCAAAAGTACGAAAAACTGAAATTGGGCTATACGCTTAAAACCAGTTTGCACCAAGAAACTTTGGCTACCTATGTGCGCTTTAAAGTAAAAGAAGAAGAGGCTACCGCAAAGGGCAATGTAGACGAGGCTAAAAAGTGGTATGATGCGGCACAGAACGCGGCTTCAAGCGGTAAGCTTACACCTAAACAGTTGTCGGATGCAGATTTGCAGGGCGGTTTGAATACGTTTTCGGAGCTATTTAAGGCTGTTGAAGAAGTTGTGGATGTTATACATATACTGCCAAGGTTTAAGACCAGACCTAACGATGCATTGGACTTTGTGATCTGGTGCTATATCAACTACGGCAGGAGTCTTGAAAATTTACCGCAGTGCGCTTATTCGGATGTATATAAATTTTATGACAAGAAAAAGAAGGAATACATTGAGCAATATGGAGACCCTTACGGTATATTTGAGGACGATATAAGTGAGGATCTGCGGCCAAATATTAAGAAGTTTATCACCTTACCGAAGGATTACGGGGAGGGTGAGTAAATGAAACAAGAAAAAATACTTGAAGCATCAAAAAAGAGCGTATTTGGCGAAAACCTATATAAATATGTGGACTTTTGCAGTTGGGCGAGATTTTACCCTGATTTGTTTTTGGATTTATGCAAGCCCGAAAAGGGCGGTATTACCCTACACGCAGACCAGCGTATATTTTTACGGTGCGTGTTAAGATTTGTTTCGGTTTATGGGGTATTTCCCCGTGGTTACGGCAAAACGTATGACGAATATTTGGCTATGTTGCTGGTGGCTATATTTTATCCCGGTATTACTTTATCATTGACAGCACAGACAAAAGACAATGCGGCAAAACTGATTAAAGATAAGTACGCAGAGGTTATAAAGCACTTCCCGCTATTAGCGAATGAAGTTGTTAAGACGAGATTTTCGCTGAATGAATCAGTTATTGAGTTTAAAAACGACAGCCGCATAGATAACCTTGCTAACGCACAAGCATCAAAGGGTCAAAGACGAATAAGAATAAATATAGAGGAATCTGCCCTTTTGAATGATGCGTTATTTCAAGATGCGTTGAAACCTATTGTTGAGGTGCCGAGATATACGGTCGGAAAGTTAGGCGTTGTTGACCCCGAAGAATTAAATCAACAGATAAACTTTTTCACTACATCGGGATTTAGGGGCAGTGACGAATATCAGCGAAATTTGCAGATGTACAAAAATATGCTTAACTTGACGGGCGAAATGGTTATAGGCAGCTCTTGGTTTTTAGCTTGTTGGTATGGGCGAGGAAGCTCAAAGAGCCAAATATTACAGAAGAAAAAGGATATGTCGCCTATTTCTTTTGCGCAAAACTATGACTCAAAGTGGGTTGGTTCAACCAACGATGCTTTGGTGAATATAAATAAACTAATGGATTGTCGGTCTTTGACGAGAACACAGAAAGCGGCAAAGCCCGATGATGAGATATATATAGGAATGGACGTTGCCCGTTCCCAAAAATCAAATAACAATAAATCCTCGATTTGTGTTGCTAAGGTAAACAGGAGCAAGGATAAGACAAGAATTACAAGTATTGATATTATCAATATGACAAATATATCCAATATTCTAAACTTTAAGACACAAGCGATAACAATAAAAAGAATGAAAAAGAGATACAATGCTAAAGCTGTCGTGATGGACGGCAACGGCTTGGGTGCAGGTCTGATCGATGAGTGCTTGCAAGAGAGTTTTGACCCGATAACGGGCGATAGTTTGGGGTGTTGGGACACTATCAATGATGATAACGCACCCGAAAACCCCGATATAGCGGAACAGGTGTTGTATAACCTTAAAGCGCAATCCGTACAGACTAAAGTTGTATCGAATTTCATAGATATGGTAAACAGCGGAAAATTAAGACTGTTATGCAGTAAAAACTTAAATGACTTTACTGTCGCGGAACAAGACGATTTTGACAATGAGGTAGCTCCGTTTATCGAGACAGACGCTTTGTTTGAGGAAATTGCAAACCTTAAACTTAAACAAGTATCAGGCGGGCGTATTACCGTTGAAAAAGTTGTAAACAAATTAGATAAAGACCGTGTATCTGCATTAATGTACGTTTTGTGGTATATAAATGAATTTTGCAGAGATTTGTATGTATCTTCTGAATACGGATATACGACTTTAGTAAATTAAGAAATAAAAAATGCGTCTTGCGTAAAATGTAAGCATAGATTTTACGCAGAATCGGATTTTTTAAAAGGAGGCAGCGATGAATAGTGAAATAGGAGCGAGAGACAGACCTACTTCTATTCGTGCCGAGGACAGCGGAAATAAGTATGAGTTTAGCTGTTGGCAGGGTGACAAGGTGTATAACCACGTTTTCGGATTGGATATATTTAACCTATATACACCCGAAGCAATTTCGGCAATGATCAAAGACCCTATAGCCAATAATGAGGCTTTAAGGCGATTGTCAAACGAATTATATTCGGCAAGCGGTTTGTATACTCAGTGCGTGGACTATTGTACGGCTATGCCTACATTAGACTATGTTATTATCCCAAAAGGCAGAGATAAAGCAAAGCGAGAGAAAAACCGCAAGCTTATGGAATTGGTTTTAAAGACGATAAGGCATAAGGAGCTTGTGCGAGACTATCTTTTAAAGCTAATGGTTGACGGTATAGGATTTTACTATTGCGAAATAGCGCAGAATAAACCCGATAACCGAAAATTCTTGCGTGACTACGATGTTGAGGGTCTGCTTGAAATAAATGAAACGGGTGTCAATATTTCTATGATACCTTTACCTACGGACTTTACGCATATCGTAGGGCGCAAGAACAATTCGTATGTTATTGCTTTGGATTTGGAATATTTTAATATCTATATATCTGAAGAAGATAAACAGCGCAAATTGAAACTCTACCCTCCCGAAGTGAGAAAAGCATACGACAAGTGGATGCGTGGCGGTACGGTAGGCAGATGGTATGTGCTGGATAACACGCACACTATGGTTGCTAAGGCACGTTCCAAAATGGAAGAGGTTTGGGGTAGACCGCTATGCTTGGCTGCAATTAAGAATATTCTATACAATATGTACTTCCAAGATACCGCAAGAGGTACGCTTGACGAGGTAAACAACAGGATATTCTACGAAACCTTCCCGGAAGGTAAGGATAAAGGCAGTTGTGCTTTAACGGTAAAACAGCAAGAAGCACAGCACGATACCGTGAAAAATGCGATTTTGCATAAAAACGGACAAAAGCGTGCAACATTCTTTTCGGTTGCGGCAGGAACAAAGCTTGACAGCATTGAGCCGGATCTATCACTGCTTGACGAAAAGAACAGCAGTTATATACAAGACCAAATAGGTATTGATTTGGGCTTTATGGCTAACCTATTGTCAGGTACGGGGTCGGGCAGTTATGCAGCACAAAAGAATAACCTTGAATTGTTGTTATCTGAAATAATGATGTGGATAGAGCCAATTACGGCTGAATTGGTAAAGGTTATCAATAATCTTGTTATTAAGGATAAAAACAACACAGTTGATTTAAGGTATCTGCCAAATAGCATATTGACACGTGATAAGTTTACGGAAAATATGAAGGAACTGTATTTGCAGGGTAAAGGTTCATTATCGGCTTGGATAGCAAGCACAGGCATAGACCTTGAAGCGTACCGCGCTTTAATGGACTATGAACTGGAGGAAGATTTTGAAAACAAATATCCGGTGCATCAGACAAGTTACACGATGAGCAACAAAGCATCAAACACAAGTGATGTTGGCGGCAGACCGACAAAAGACGATAGTACAAACGAAAACACTATCGTATCAAAAACAAACGGGGCAAATGATTTACCAAGCCCCAGTGACTAATGGTACTTAACGACTACGAAAACGTGGTCGTTTTTTAGTGCAAATAAATTTTAAAAGGAGGATTGCTTATGTTTAAAATCCTCGACATAGCCCAAAAGATTGAAAAGGGCGGCAGAGTTCCGACAAAAATTGCTTTACTGGAAATACCAAAAGACATAAGCCAAACCAATGCCAACGGTATACATTGGAGCGAAGATTTTGTCCGTCAAAATATCGAAAGTGCTTTTAATATGGGTATTTTTGCAGAGTTTACGGATGAAGATAAAGAGATTCCTTTAGGTCACGGCTTAACAGGTATGTTTACCAATAAGGACGGCATACAAGAGCCGGAGTTTAAGAATAGTGAGGGCGTTGGTGTGATTGAAAAAGCCAGCATTGAAAATGTATTCATTGGTGACAAGCAAATAAGAGCATTGGTTGGAGAGGGTTACTTCTACGGCCAGCGTTATCCCGAATTTGTAAATTGGGTGCGTATCAATAATGAATTAGGCGGGGTAGATACCTCGATTGAGATTGTTGGCAAAAAAGAGAATAACGGCAATATTGTCTATTTGGAGGGCGAGGATGCGACACAGGAATACCGCACACCGAAAGAGTTTGATTTTTCGGGAACGGCGATTCTAAGCGTTGAACCTGCCGATGCAAACGCAAAATTGTTAGAAATTGCTGAAAAACAGAAAAAGGAGGATATGCAGATGAATGAGGAAATTAAAAATCTCATCGTGCAGACAATTACTGAAACAAATAGTAAGAATGCAGAGTATGAGACCAAAATTTCAGAGCTTAACGCTCAAATAGTTGAAAAGGACACAACTATCGCTGAAACAAATGCGACTGTTGAGGAATTACAGTCAGCTATAAGCGAAGTTAAGAAAGAAAAAGAAGCCCTCGAAGCCGAAAAGGATGCTCTTGAAAATGAGCTTGGCGCACTGAAAGCAGCCGCAAGATTAGCCGAAATGGAGAGTATGATCGCGGTGTATAGCGAGGAAGAGCAAAAGTATGCCGAGGCTGAAATTGAGGCGTTCAGAAAAGACCCTATGGGTTGCAGTGCAAGCGGCTGCGGCATGAAGGAAATCAACGAGAAGATTTGTGTTGGTATCGTTGAGAAGCAGAGAGCCGATGCTAAGGCAGAGGCTGAGAAAAAGGCTGAGTTGAACGCAAAAGAAAAAGAAACCGAAACTATTGACATTTATGGCTATATGGCTCCCGCAAGTGAGAGCAAGGGCGCAGATGTCAGCATTTACTAATAAAGGAGGCAAAATACTATGATTAGATTTCAAGATTTAAGAGTGCCTGAAAACTTTTACCCCTACGCTCCCGCAAAGGCAGCAGCAGCATACACAAACGGCACAATGGGTACTATTTCAGCAGGTACATTCACGGCAGGTGCAGGCACCGTTGTTCTTATGCAAGAGGAATGGGGCGACAAGGAGTATATGGATGAATTTACTGTACCCGCAGGCGCAGATATAAGAACAGCAGATATCGACAAGCCAGAACTTGACGGAGTTGAAGTAAACATTACATCCGTGAACCTTCCCGCAAGTTTCGCAAAAGACGATGTGCTTGTTGCAGACAGCAGCGGCGTTCTTTCTGTTGGTGACGGTTCCGCAACAGGCTTTAAGGTTGTTGAGAAGACACGTTACGGCGCAAGAGCAGTTATTGCTTATGTAGCATCGTAAGAGTAAAGGAGGTAATAAATTATGTATAAATTTGAACTTAATAACGCAAAGAGAGGTACTGATATTGTCGGCGATAAGATCAAGGCTACCTCTCCTATAGTTGAAGTATTTGCCGCTATGTCGGACGGTAAGGAGCTTCCCAAGAAGTTTAGCAAGGACACAAATGACAAGGCTGTAGCAGCTATCAAAGGTCTTGGCGAAATGGCTTCCAAGGGTAGCACAGAGGCTATGGCTGAAATCAATGAAATAAGAAAGTTTATTGTTGAGCCTCGTCTTTTACAGGAAGTAAGACTTTGGAACGTATTTGGTTCTTACAGACAGCTTGATTGGGGCGAAACAGCTTATGTTGTAAGCACCAACTTTGAGAACGTAAGAGCTGAAAAACAGGCAGAGGGACAGGACGTTCCCACGCCCTTTATTCGCAGAACTGAAACTCCTGTTGTTCCCGTAACAATTTCTGCGGGCTATAAGGTAAACTATCGCCATATTGCACTTGGTAATATGGAGGACGAGAATATCCTTCAGGATCAGATAAGAGTTGAGATGCGTAACAAGGGTACTGCATATATTCTCTCTACAGTTTACAATACAATCAAGAACGCAACGGGTGTTGTAAAGTATTTCTACGAGTCAGCGGGTCTTAACAAGACACAGGTTGATACGCTTTTAACAAAACTTCGTAGATACGGCAGACCTACTATTGCAGGTTCTTACGCACTTCTTTCCGAGTTTAATGCTTGGATCGGTTATAGCGGCACTACTCCTGCGGTAACAGGTGTTTCTCTCAAAGCACTTGACGAGATACTTGATAATGGTCTTCTCGGTACATACAACGGTTCCGTTCTTCAAGAGATACCTAACCCTTACAACTTCAACCAGCTTAACGGCACAGGTGACAACTATACTACACTTCTGCCCGATGGTTTAGCAATCGTTCTTCCTGCCGCACCGAGCGCAGGTGATGTTGCACCTATTCAGACATTCTCGATTGGTGGTATCACTACATTCACAGGCAACAATGTCGCAACCGGCGATGTAATGTCAAGATTTGACCTTGCTGTTGCTGCTGCTGTTGCTCCCGGTCGTGAAGATACTATCGGTATCATCAACGATACAAACCTTAGCGGTACAATTTAATTGCTGATTTTAGGTAGGGGCATAAAACCCCCTACCTTTTGTTTTTAGTTTAAGGT